AATTCAAGAACTAAGAAGATCTGGTATTCCTGTAATAGATTATGTTCCTGCAAAAGGACGAGATAAGTTTACACGAATAAACTCAGTTGCACCCATATTCGAATCACAAATGGTATATGCACCATTAGACGAAAAATTTGCTCAAGATGTTATTGAAGAATGTGCAGCTTTTCCTCATGGTCAATACGATGACTATGTTGACAGTATGACCCAAGCGGTGTTAAGGTTCAGAGAAGGCGGGTTTATTACAACTTATCAAGATGCAATGGACGAACCTAATTTTAAGATAGAAAAAGATTATAAATATTATGGCTAAGAAAAAAGCAAAAGGCAAAAAACCAGTCCGACCCATTGTTGGTGCAGGAAGCATAATTAAAGCATCTGCAGGTAAGATGACTGAATCAGAATTACAAAAAAAAGTAGATAGAGACGCTAGAATTATTAAAGCAAGAAAATCTATCAAAAAACAAAAAGAGAAAGATCCATTTCAAATAAGTCGAGCTCAGCTCGATAAATTAAGACAACAAAGAGAGATGGCACCAAGAATTAGCGACAAAGAAAGACAAATGAGAAGGATTGGTAAAGCTACAGGAGTATCAGCATTAGGACCAATAGGTGCTATGCCCGACAAAGAGTTGAAACAAAGAATGCAAGGTATGTCTAAAGGTGGTATGTGCAGAGGTATGGGTGCAGCTGTCAGAGGCGGAAGTTTTAAAGGAGTTAAATAATGAAAAATGGTAGAATGAAATATTTATCAGGTGGCCAAGCAAAACTTGATAGAAATAAAAATAATAAAATAGATGCACAAGATTTTAAAATACTTAGAGCCGAAAAAGCTAAAGGTAGAGGCATGGGTTTACAAGACGAAAAAATGAAACCAGGTAAAGTTACAAAAGCTGCACTTGGAGTATTAGTTGCAGGATTAGGTGCGAAGAAAAGAATGGAAAAGAAAAAAATGGCACCTCTTGGTATGGGCGCTATCGGAGCTAGTATGGCTAAACTTGATGCTATGAAAAAAATTTTAGGAAGAAAAATGGGCGGTAAAGTTATGCAAGCTAGAAGAGGAACTATAATTAAACCAAAGAAACCAGGTGTACTAAGACCAAAACCTGCAGATAGATATGGTCAACCTTTAACACCAAAACCAATTAAGCCTAAGAAAAAAATGGGTGGAGGCATGATGCAAAGACCTATGATGATGGCAAAGAAAGGTAAGATGGCTAAAAAAGGAAAAGCCCTAGTAATTATGATTGGCATGAAACCTAAGAAAAAAATGGGCGGTGGAATGATGAAGAAACCTATGTTGAAACAAGGTGGATTGGGAAAGAAACCAACAGGTATAGTTCTTGAAGCTATAAAAGCATACACTAAAAAAAATAAACCACCAAAAGGTTCTAAAAGACCAGGTAAAATGGGTGGTGGTTTAATGGAAGCAACTCAAAGGTTAAAAGCTCAAGGTAAATATGGTGGTGGCATGATGATGAAACCAAACATGATGAGAGCTAAAGGCGGAGTTTTAGTTAAAGTTAAAATGGGAAGAAACAAACCTACAAAGACATTCTAAGACAGTCGTTGTTTGGTTGATAAGTCTGTGATAGATTAACCTATGGCTGTAGAAAAAGGAATATCAGAAAATCAAGAAGAGGAAATTAAGGTAGAGGAAGAACAAACTCCTACTGCTGAACCTCAAGAAATTGAAATAGAAGGCGAAGAGCAAATCGAAGAGCCTATTACAGATGACTTTGGCGCAAACTTAGCAGAAGATTTAGATGAAAGAACAAGACGAAGATTAGGTCTTGAATTAATTTCAGAATACAGAAAAGACAAAGAGTCTAGAAAAGATTGGGAAGAAGGTTACACAAAAGGTTTAGATTTATTAGGTGTTAAATACAACGAACAAACAAGACCCTTTAAAGGTGCCTCTGGTGTCACCCATCCGTTGTTAAGTGAAAGTGCTACGACTTTCCAAGCCTCAGCTTACAAAGAATTATTACCAAGTGACGGTCCTGTAAGAACACAGATAGTAGGACTAAGAACACCTGCCACCGAACAACAAGCACAAAGAGTAAAAGATTACATGAACTATCTTCTTATGGAGAAGATGGAAGACTATACAACTGATATGGATCAAATGCTTTATTATCTACCCCTATCAGGATCTACATTTAAAAAAGTTTATTTTGATGGTTTTTTACAAAGACCTGTTTCAAAATTTGTTCCCGCTGAAGATTTAGTAGTTCCATATTACGCCTCAGACTTAAAAGATGCTGGAAGAATTACTCATGTAATTAAAATGAGTGAGAACGAAATGAACAAAAAAATGGCTGCAGGTTTTTACAGGGACATAGAATTACCTAAGCCAAATGTAGAACAAAGTGGTTTGGAGCAAAAAATAGACGAATTAGACGGAGTTAAACCCGGTTTTACAGATTATATACATACAGTTCTAGAGATGCATGTAGAATTAAATTTAGACGACTACGAAAATTTTGATAACAGAACAAAGAAAGCAATAAAAATTCCTTACATAGTAACTATAGATGAAAGTTCAGGAGAAGTCTTATCTATTTATAGAAACTATAGAGTCGATGATCCTAACTACACAAGAATAGAATACTTCGTACATTATAAATTTTTACCAGGTTTAGGTTTTTATGGCTTCGGATTGATACATACGATTGGTGGTCTTTCAAGAGCGGCAACCGTAGCTCTAAGACAGTTGATTGATGCAGGAACTTTAAAAAATTTACCTGCAGGATTTAAGTCTAGAGGTATTAGAGTACGAGATGACGACCAACCAATTCAGCCAGGAGAGTTTAGAGATGTTGATGCCCCTGGTGGAAACATAAGAGATCAATTTTTTAATTTACCTTTCTCTGAACCAAGCACAACCTTATTCAATTTACTTGGTTTTGTAGTGCAAGCGGGTCAAAAATTTGCTGCGATAACCGATACCGCAGTGGGTAATGACACGCAAAACAGGGCTGTGGGCACAACTATCGCTTTATTAGAACGAGGTTCTAGAGTGATGAGTGGTGTTCATAAGCGTTGTTACTACGCAATGCGTATGGAGTTTAAAATTTTAGCAAGAATTTGTTCAGAATACTTACCACCTGAGTATCCTTATGATGTTTTTGGTGGCCCTAGATTAATTAAGTCTATAGATTTTGATCCAAAGGTAGATATTTTACCTGTAGCGGACCCAAATATCATGTCTATGGCTCAAAGAGTAACTTTAGCACAAACGCAATTACAAATAGCGCAATCAAATCCTGCACTTCACGATATTTATGAAGCTTACAGACGAGTTTACGAGGCTCTTGGAACAAAACAAATAGACACTTTGTTAAAACCACCTAAAAGACAACCTGAACCAATGGATCCTGCAAAAGAAAATGCTAGAGCTTTGCAAATGCAACTGCTTACTGCCTTTGAATTTCAAGATCATGACGCACACATAGCTGCACACTCAGCATTTATGGAGTCAAGAATGGTTCAAATTAATCCTCAAGTGTATGCTTTGTTACAATCGCACATTTCAGACCATATTTCTTTCAAAGCTCAACAAGAAGTTAAGGAACAAATGATGCAAGACACAGCTTTAATGATTTTACAAAGAGAAAATCCTCAAGAATTTAAAATTAGATTTGATAATGCAGTAGCAACTGCTGCCGCAGAGATAACTTCTAATCTTGTAATGGGTGAAATGCAAGCAAACATGAATAAACAAGACCCATTGGTAAGAATAAAACAACAAGAGATAGATTTAAGAGCTATGGATCTACAAAGAAAGGCAAATGAAGCCAGAGAAAGACAAGAAGGAGAGAATTTCAGGCAACAAAACAATTTAAGTTTCGATTACGATAGATTGAGACAACAAAATGAGCAATCTGACAAGCGTTTAGACATTGCTGAACAAAAATTAGACATACAAAGGAAAAAATAAATGCCTCTAAACAAAAAAGGTAAAGAAATAATGAAATCCATGAAAAAACAATATGGTGCTAAAAAAGGCGAAACTGTTTTTTATGCTTCAAAGAACAAAGGAACAATAAAAGGTGTTGAAAAAAAATCGAGAAAAAAGAAAAGGTCTTAGTGGCGGAAAAAAATTTGGACCACCACCTAAAAGAGGACCAAACCCACAAGGTATTAAAGTTTCCACAAAGAAAAGAGCTACAAAAAGATAATCAAGAGGCTTACTTCGCTGGAGTTATAGATGGTGAAGGATGGATAAGCTATGAAAAAGCCTCAAAACCAAATAGTGACTATAGAATACCCTGTATAGGTGTGGAAATGACTGACGAGGATGTAATTAGAAAATTACATGGTTTTTTTTCAAGTGGTACTGTCATTTCAATGAAAAAAAGGGTGGCACATCATAAACAATCCTGGAGATGGAAGGCAAGAGGTAAAGCAGCTGTTGCTATTTTCTTTAAAATATATAATTATCTAAGTGGTAGAAGAAAAGAAAAAATTGATGAAGTATTGAAACGATATTGTGACGATGCTAATGCAAGAGAAAAATATAGAAAACTAAATGGAGTATTAAAAAATGTGGTTAAGCGCAATTAAAGTTGCAGTTCAAGCTGGATCTAAAATATATGCAAATAGACAGAAAGCAAAGATGGCAATGTCAGAAGCACAATTACTACATGCAGAGCGTCAAGCTAGAGGTGAGGAGGCTTACCAAGGTAAACTTCTTGAAGCTAGACAATCCGATTGGAAAGACGAATTCGTATTGTTGATTCTTTCGGCTCCGATAGCTGTGCTCGCTTGGGCAGTGATATCTGATGATCCATCTGCAATGGACAAGGTTAAAATTTTCTTTGACCATTTCCAGTCGCTCCCATCTTGGTTCACAAACCTGTGGATTTTGGTCGTTGCGAGTATTTTTGGAATAAAGGGCACACAGATATTTAGAAACGGCAAAAAATAAATATGTTAGACGATGTAAAAATTGTTAAAGGTGTTTTACCTGAAGCAGTTAATACATCAATAATTCAATATCTTGCAAATAATTGTCAGTGGACAATTGGGAGAGAAAATAGATTTACTCCTTATCAAATGTTGTTTGAAAAAAAATTTTTAGCAGGTTTTAGTGTTGAATCACAAAACAATTCAACTCACGATTTTTTAAATACTTGTGCACTTATAATTACAGAAAAAATAAAAGAACAATTTAAAATTAGTAGGGGAGCTACAAGATTCTTTTGGAATATGTATTATCCAAATCACAAATCTTTAGGACACATAGATGATCCAAAAGACGATAGTGTATCTATTGTTTATAATCTAAATACCACTAATGGTGGAACTATGATAGATAACAAATTTTATCAGGATAAGGCAGGGGAGGCAAAAGTTTTTAGAAGCAATTTACAACATCAAGGAATTGGAGACACAAGTAATACTTGCCGTTTTAATCTAAATGTATTATTAGAACGATAATGGAAATTATCTCAAAAGAACATTTTATTTACAAATATTCTATTAAAGATTATGAGAAAAAAATTAAATGGCCTTTGATAGAAAAGATAGAAAAAATTCCAACTAACCCGTATATAGATAAAAACCAAAAAATTTCAAGCACAGATTGGAATATGCCTGAAAAAATGGATAGACAATATATAGATTTTTTGAAACAATTTGTTTTACCTGATTATATTAATTCAACAGAAAAACTTTGGAATGCAAAATTAGTAATACATAATATTTGGTTTCAATTATATAGACAAGGAGATTTCCACGATTGGCACACTCACTCAAATGCAAATTTAACTAATATTTTTTATGTTAAATTACCCAATGAAAAATTAGGAACTCAGTTTAAAATACCAGGTGAATTAATAAAGATTATTTCTGTAAAAGAAGGTGATATACTAACTGTGCCCGCATACTTAGCTCATAGATCACAAATTAATGAAACACTTCATAAAAAATATGTAATCTCATTCAACTCAAGTATAGATATATGATTAGTGGTGATAGCGCAGATTACAAATTATTAAAGAAGTGGTCACAGGGTTTTGATTGTGACGGATACTATTCATGTGAGATAGGTGTCAGAGAGGGCATGGGATCTAAAATAATCATGGATAATGTTGTAAATAATTTTATGCACATTGGCGTTGATCCTTACGGTGATAGAAAATATTCTCATTTTGATGACGATAGTTTATATACTTGGGATAATTTAGAACCAGGCGTGGCTCCTACTTATCCTGATACAATGAGAGATCAGATGATTAAAGATTTTCAGCCTTATATATCTTCAGGTAAGTTTCATTTTGTTAATCTAACAGATACAGATTTTATGCAAGATAAAGATTATAATCATATGAAATTTTCATTTATATTTTTAGACGGACCACACACTACAAAAGATGTTCTCACAGAGGCCATATGGTTTGCTTGGAGATCTGCCCCTCATACAAGAATTATTTTTGATGATTTTAAACATTACAAGATGCAATTAATTGATGAGTGTTTAACTTATTTTGGTTTTAAATTATATGACAGCGGTGAAAACAAAGTATGTTTGGAGAAAAAAAATGGCAATTGATACAGCTTCTAATGATATAATAAAAAAATTAATACATAGACGAAAAGAGAGACTAACACAAACTTTAGTTCGAGATGTTGACAATATCAATGACCTTCACTATATTAGAGGACAGATCAAGTCACTAGAGGACTTGCAACAAGACATAATAGACTTGTTAAAAAAACAGGAGCAATAAAAATGACAGAGTCCACGGATAAGCCGAAAAGGACTGAGAGCATTGAGAAAGCTTACAAAGAAGAAGCTGAAGTCTCAAAAGTCTTAGACGAAAAAGCAATTGATAAATCTCTATTAGATAGACTACCTACGCCCACGGGTTATAGAATGTTAATTCTACCGTATGCGGGTCCTAAAAAAACTAAAGGTGGTTTATATTTAAGCGAGCAAACTCAAGAAACTATTCAACTCACTACTGTTGTTGGCCTTGTGCTTAAACAGGGAAATCTTTGTTATAGAGACAAAGAAAAATTTCCTTTAGGCAAATGGTGCAATGAAAAAGATTGGGTTATCTTCGGAAGATACGCAGGCTCTCGATTCAAAATAGACGGGGGAGAAGTGCGGATCTTAAACGATGACGAAATCATCGCTACCATATCTAATCCTGCCGATATTTTGCACCATTACTAGGAGGGTAAAATGGCAGAAGAAAACAAATCTCAACAAGAGGTTGAGCTAGACACTGATGGTGTTAATGAGGAAACCATCAATGTCGATAAAGCAATCGAGCCCGATGAAGCATTTTCTAAAAAAGAAAATGTTGATTTAGGTTACACAGATCCAATACAAGAAACTAAGGACGAGGTTGAACCTGAAGAAAAAAAGGAAGAGCCAAAAACTGAAGTTCAAGTTGAGGAGAAAGAAAAAAAAGAAGAAGATCCTAAACCTGCTAATTTGAAAGACAAACAATCAAATTATCAAAAAAGGATTAACGAGTTAGTCTTTCAAGCTAAAGAGGCAGAGAGAAGAGAAAAAGCTGCACTTAATTATGCTAAAGGACTAAAAAAGAAATATCAGGGGGTTGAGCAAAAACTTGACGAAACTGATAATAATTATCTTAAAGAAATCAAAGCAAGAGTTACTTCTGAACAAGATAAGTTAAAAGCTAATCTTAAAGAAGCACTTGACGCTCAAGATTCTGAAAAGGTAGCTGAGATTAATACTCAATTAACTAAATTAGCTGTTCAAAATGAAAAAGCTGAAATTATGTTACAAGAGAAAGAAGCTCAGAAAAAACAAGCAGAAGAAAACAAATCACAAGAGGATCCAATTCCAGGTGAAAAACCTGTTAATATATCTAAGAAAGCACAGGATTGGGCTAGTGAGAATAAATGGTTTGGCACTGATGAAGTTATGACAGGTGCAGCCATGGCTATAGATTCACAACTTAGAGCCCAAGGTATTGAATCCGACAGTGATGAGTATTATAATAATGTTAACAAACGAATGAGAGAGTATTTCCCTCAAAAGTTTGCCCAGGATACGGCTGAAAAAGAGCCTGAAGTTACAAAGCAACCCGTCCAAAATGTAGCCTCGGTAAGTCGTAGACAAGGAGGACGCAAGTCTGTGAAACTCACCAAGTCACAGGTAGTTATCGCTAAGAAATTAGGGGTGCCACTAGAGGAATACGCAAAATTCGTGAAGGGAGGAAACTAATGGAAAAGATAAGAACTTCACGCGAGTCATCAACTAGAGCTAAAGAAGTTAGAAAAGTTGATTGGGCTCCATCATCCAGTTTGGATGCGCCACCTGCACCGAAAGGTTTTGCACATCGTTGGATAAGAACAAATGTGCAAGGTTTCGAAGATACTTCAAATGTATCTAGAAAACTAAGAGAGGGTTGGGAATTCGTTAGAGCTGATACAATCGTAAGTGAGTTAGGCCGAAATGATTATCCAACTATTTCTGAAGGAAGACATCAGGGGTTAATCGGAATTGGAGGGCTGGTGTTGGCTAGAATTCCAATTGAGATACTAGAAGCTAGACAAGCCTATTTTGATAAAATAACACAAGATAGGATGGAATCAGTGGATAGTGACTTAATGAAGGAACAACATCCTGACATGCCAATCAATATTGATAGGCAGTCAAAAGTGACCTTTGGTGGTAGTCGCAAGAAATAATTTTTTTGCAATTGCTATCGGGTCTTTAAGATAAATCGTTAATAAAAAGGAAACTATAACTATGGCAAATGTAAGTGAAAAGTTCGGTCTACGACCGTACAGAAAACTAGACGGTACGCCTTTAGTTGGTGCCCAAAACAGATATACGATAGCTAGTAACTATGGTACTGCAATCTACCAAGGTGACTTAGTAATTGCAAAAACATCAGGAAACATCGAAAGATACGATGCTTCTGGCAATGCTGGTTTATCAACTGCTGTTGTGGGCGTTTTTAACGGTGTGTTTTATACAGATCCTACTACACAAAAGCCGACTTTCAAAAATTTCTACCCAGGTAGTATTGTTGCGAGTGACATAACAGCTTTTGTAGTAGACGACCCAGATGCGGTCTTCTTAATAGATGCTGATGAGGCGTTTACAAGAGCGGATCTTTACAAAAACTATGCTGTTACAAATACAACAGGTGTAACGCAAACTGGTATATCAAAAACACAATTAGATGTATCTAACTCAGGAACTACAGTATCTTTCGTGTTACAAGCGATTGATATTTCGCAAGACCCTGATAACTCAGACACATCTACAAGCAACGCTAATATCTTGGTGAGAATAAACCATCATCAATATAGAAGCAGAACAGGCGTATAAGGAGAATAAATTATGGCTATATCACGATCGCAACTAGTTAAAGAACTAGAGCCAGGTTTGAACGCTTTGTTCGGCTTGGAATATAAAAGGTATGAAAATCAGCATGCTGAAATTTATACTACAGAAACATCTGACAGAGCTTTCGAAGAGGAAGTAATGTTAGCGGGATTTGCTTCTGCACCAACTAAACAAGAAGGTGCTGGAGTAGTGTTTGATCAAGCAAATGAGACATTCACAGCTAGATACAACCACGAAACAATCGCGTTAGCTTTTGCTATCACAGAGGAAGCAATCGAAGATAACCTATACGATAGACTTGCTGCTAGATACACAAGAGCATTAGCAAGGTCTATGGCAAATACGAAGCAAGTTAAAGCTGCAAATGTATTGAACAATGCACAGAATACAGCTTTCACAGGTGGAGATGGTAAAACGCTTATTAATAACGCGCACCCATTATCAACAGGTGGAACTTTTTCAAATGTTCTTACAACAGCAGCAGATCTTAACGAAACATCTTTGGAACAGTCTTTAATTGACATCCAAGCGTTTGTTGATGAAAGAGGTCTAAAAATTGCAGCTCAAGGTGTAAAAATGATAATTCCAAAAGAATTACAATTTACAGCTGAGAGACTAATGAAGTCTCCACAAAGAACTGCAACAGCAGACAACGACATCAATGCTATTGCTTCTATGGGAATGGTACCTCAAGGTTACAGAGTTAATAACTTTTTAACTGATACAGATGCCTTTTTCCTATTGACTGATGTACCTAATGGACTAAAAATGTTCGTTAGATCACCAATCAAAACTGCAATGGAAGGTGACTTCGATACTGGTAATGTTAGATTTAAAGCTAGAGAAAGATATTCATTCGGGTTCTCAGATCCTAGATGTATATTTGGAAATGGTAAATTAGTCTAATACTTACTTTAGTATTACGAATTAGAAGGGGCGGAGTTTACTCTGCCCCTTTTTTTATATATAATCAAAACAACCTAGATTAACTATTATGTCGACTGACTAGGCAGACGGTATAGAGACGACATAATCAAAGCTATACAAAGGAGAAAATTATGGCAAACACAACATTTGACGGACCAGTCCGATCAAAAAATGGTTTTATTAACTTAGGACCAAGTGCAGTAAAAGCTGAAACTTTAGCTACAGACTTAACTGTTGCTGAACACGCAGGCAGACTAGTAACAATGGATCCTGCTGGAACACCAACCGCGATAACAATACCTGCAATCAACGCGACTGCAGATTCAGCTATCGCTGGACCTGGTAGTGATCCAAATAATCCAAACACTATTGGAACAACTTTTGAAATACTGTTCATTGATGATTTCACCGGCACAATCAAAACTGCTAACACAGCTGACAAATTTGTTGGTATGGTTACGATTGGAATTGATTCATCTACAGCTGGAAAACAATTTGTTCCAGCGACAGCAAACAATGAAGTTAACCTAAATGGTGAAGCTGGAGCATCTGTTGCTACAACAGGTGGTCTAAAAGGTTCAAGAATTAAATTTACTGCAATCGCAGCAAATTTATATGCTGTTGAGGGTTTACTCAATGGTACAGGATCAATTGCAACGCCTTTTGACTCACAATAATAATTAAACTGGAGCTCCTTCGGGAGCTCCTAATTAGGAGAAAATATGTCAAGTACAAGTATACAGGCGAAGATGTTTAAAGCTGTTTCAGCAAGCACTACAGCAATAGCTGCTGTACAATCCCCAAGTGGTTCTGGAAACATGACCTTAACTGGATCTGCTGTAAATGATGGCTCAAACATGTCAACAACTGTTACACTTACCTCTGCTAACAACAATGCTGCTGTTTCTTTCACAGTCACGGGAACGGACGCGAGCGGTAATGCTGTTTCTGAAACAATTGGCACTGGTCCAAACGCTAACACAGTTACAGGATCAACAAAGTTTCTGACAGTAACTCAAATTAGCCACTCAGCGACTATATCAGCTGTCTCAGCTGGATTTACAGCAACAACTGATACAACAGGTATTGTTTTTGCTGGAGCAACAAGAGTTAGAGGAATGCACGGAGTATCAAAATCTTCGGCTGCTGGCGCGATGATCATTAGAAACGGATCTCAATCAGGAGATAAAAGGTTAGAACTAGATGCCCCTGCGGCAGCTGGCATGATAGACCCTTATATCCCTGATGAAGGTATTCGTTTTCCTGATGGTGCATTTATCGACATTAGTGGTGGGTTTGATAGTGTAACGGTATTTTTCGATGGAAGTTACTAATAAAGAGTATACATCGGAACTTTTAAAATTAAAGCGTGGAGGTGATGTTATGCCTCCACGAAGTAAAAAGTATTTTCGACCCACAAAAAGTGGTGCGGGAATGACAGCTGCAGGAGTGGCTAAATACAGGAGAGATAATCCTGGATCTAAACTAAAGACTGCAGTTACAGGAAAAGTAAAACCTGGGTCAAAGGCTGCTAAGAGACGAAAATCTTTCTGTGCAAGAAGTGCAGGGCAAATGAAAAAGTTTCCAAAAGCAGCTAAAGATCCAAACTCTAGATTAAGACAAGCTAGAAGGAGATGGAAATGTTAGAAAAAATTAAACAACAAATTTTGTGGGTAGTCAGATCTGTTTGGAACAAAATTAAGTCTATATGGAACAAATGGGTAAGCTGGGTATTCAAAGGATTTTATAAATAGGTAATTTATGGCCTTAAAAATTTCTGAGTCCGCAGCCGTGCAAATGCCGATGAAGACGGTTGCTAGTTTGATCGCGATGGTCGCGATCGGAACATGGGCTTATTTTGGCTTACATGAAACGCTCAATAATCATGCTACAAAAATAGAGTTAATGCAAAAAGATTTAGAGCAAAACACAGAATTTAGAATTAAATATCCAAGAGGTGAGTTAGGACAATCAGCAGGAGAAGCAGAGCTTTTTATGATTGTTGAACATGTTAGTGGTTTATTAGAGGATGTAGAAGAAGAAATTAAGGGTATGAGAAACAATGCAGTTAACATAGAATTTTTAAAAAAAAGAACAGAGAAATTAACTGAAGATGTAGAGAAACTAATTAGAAACGGGAGTGGTAAACATCAATGATAGAAACTGTATTCGCACTTATCTTAACTTTAAACGGAAATATGAT